CGGTGTGAAATAACCAGTCAAAAAGAAATCGACGCATATAACCGTGCCGCAGGCAATGACAAGAAATGACATTCACGTGCGAGTATTGCAAAAAAACATTCATTAAAGAATCATCCATGTTGGTGCATTCCTGTGAGCCCAAACGCAGGCGGCTGGCCCGGGACGAAGCAGGTGTGCGCATGGGTTTTCAAGCCTACATCCGGTTCTATGAAACCATGCAAGGCTCGGCAAAAAACAAAACACACGATGACTTCTGTGACAGTCCGTACTACAGAGCATTTGTCAAGTTTGGCAACTACTGTGTCAACACCAATGTGATTGCACCGGCTAGGTTCATGACCTGGCTGCTCAAGAATCAAAAGAAAATTGACAACTGGTGCAGTGATTCAATCTACACAGAGTATCTAATTGAGTACCTACGTGTGGAAGCAGTAGACGATGCACTGGCTCGAGCAATTGAACACAGCATGAGATGGGCAGAAGAAACAGGCAATCCTGCTCACGATTGGATGCGTTATGGCAATACCAACGCATTATGCTATGCTGTCACAGCCGGACGTATTTCGCCCTGGGTAATCTACAATTCAGAATCAGGACAAAAGTTTTTGACCGAACTGTCAACAGAACAAGTGGCCATGATCTGGCCCTACATTGACTCGGATGCTTGGCAAAAGAAGTTTGCCAACTACCCCGCGGATCAAGAGTATGTGAAAGATATATTGAATAAAGCAGGATGGTAACATGATCAAGAACATAACTCCCGGAAGTGGCATAAACATTAATAATAACCACCACAGTGCCTGGCCTAGTTTTTATAACACAGTTTCTAGCTCAGGTAATTCCCTGGTCGGTCAACTACGTTACAACGGAAGTAGTCAAAATCTAGAAGTGTATGATGGTACTTCATGGCTAATAATGAACTCAGCATATCCTACAATTGAACTCAGCCCACATGTGCAAGCAGTGGTGGCATGGGCACAGACAAAGATGGCCGAAGAATCACGCATAAGAGAACTGGCAGCAAAACATCCCGCAGTGGCAGATGCACTTGGTGCCTTGCAACGTGCCGAAGAACAAGTTCAAATTGTAACCGCATTGGTAGATATGGAATGATTTACATTGATTTTTTTGGCGGATTACACGGACATTTTTTAGAGTACAGTATCAATGCGTTGGACGACTCTGTCAAACAGTTTGATCCTTTTTCAGAGTTTGGAACCAGTCACAAACCGTTTCCCAAGTTGATAGCCAAAGCCAATCATTTTTCTAGTTATGACATTCCCGTCTCAGGTCACGTCATAAGCATTGTTGCTGATGAAAAAGATTGTTTGATAGTAAATCTATTGAATCTGGGTCGTGGCGGCGATTGCAATTTTAACTTGGATCAGTTTGAACTGAATCTTGGCACAGCATTGAGAAATACACCATACTATCGAGGCTTTCGTAATTCTCTGTTAAATTACGGCATTGATATAGATCAAACAGATTCTGTTCCGCGAGGAGTGCTCAGAGAAAGTATAAAGTATAATTTTGCGGACCCAAAGGCCAATAGTTTGATGCAACATGTATACAATATGAAGCATCTCAAAGCAGGCCTGAACATTCACTTTAGGTCCTTTTATGGCATAGACACTTACATTGAAACATTAGAACAAATAGTGAGCCAATTTGATCTGCCATACACAATTGACAAAGTTTGGTACTCGCAGTTACTATTACGTTTTAGAGAAAAAGTCATTCAAATAGATCAGGAACAGGATAGTTTGGATGTGTTGCAATGTGTAATTGACCGCAAGAATAGACCTATCAAATTCAATATTGTATAAGAGGCTTACCTAAACGCAGAGTTAGAAAAACTCTACGGCATAGAAATGCCATTTGATCAGGAACAGTACTTTGCAGACACCAACAGCATAAACAAACATCTAAAAAGATTATGAGCGCAGACATTGACATTGACTTTGCTGACAGAGAAACAGTACTAAAACTTATTGCTCATACTCCGGCACGACAGAGCAATGGACGTCGGCATAACTCAGGTATCTATGTCACGGACATACCACGTGACCCTGTTGCAGGTTGTGCGGCCCTGGATTATGAAACTGCTGAATCTCGTGGATATTTCAAACTGGACTTTTTGAACATGAGTGTGTATCAGTTGATTCGTGATCCTGCACACTATGAAGCCATGCTCACGGCTACTCCACCTTGGCAACGGCTATGGACAGACAGTGCATGGGCCAGTCAACTGGTACACGTAGGCAACTATACAGATTTACTGCGAGTAATGCAACCTGACTCGATACCCAGAATGGCAGCATTCATCTCAATCATCAGGCCAGGCAAGGCGCATTTGCAAACACGGCCGTGGGCAGAAGTATTTGCGTCAGTTTGGGACGGTGACGATTCACAGGGCTACACATTCAAGAAAAGCCACGCAGTTTCCTACGCGGCTTTGGTAGCCTTGCATATGAACTTACTTGACAATGTCCCAACTGCTATATAAACTGTAGCGTACATAATCTTCTGGCACCGGGGTTTCTATTCCATGTTGCAGTTTATTACTATTATCCATGATGTATCCGTGATTTTTTTTGTATGTTGATTGCAAAATTTGATCTTGAAAATAGAATTTGGTATGTAGGTCTGCCGGACCGTCCACCAAGTAGATCTGGATACCCAGGTTAATGCGATCAGTATCAATGTGCCGTCCGTACTTGTAACCCGGTCCATCTTTCCATATGCTGATGCCGTTGAATTTTAAAGTTCGACCAAATGCCGAATTTAGATCAACAGTGAGATTATCGTACACAGTATGAATTTCTTCAATTGCTGACTCTGGCTCCCATGAAACTTCAATGCGATTCTTATTTTCCTGTCCTGAAACCAAATGCCAATTCAAATTTGGTGCAGTGGTAACAAAGTCAAAGAGTTTTTCCAACATCGGGGGATAAACAAAATCTTGAACAAACCATAATTCAGGACTGGCAGTTACACTTCGTCTCTGAAGACACTGGCGGGAATGTGCAGTGCTAGAAGTGATTAATTCTGCGTCTATTGACATCGTTCAATCCATCCTACGCACAAGCGTGATACTTTTGCGTTTGGATTTCTTGCGCACTATGTCCAGTAAACTGCAAGCAGGACCATGAAGTATTTCTAGATCTTTGTTGACAAATGTGCGTAGGGTGTAACGGAATTGTTCCCAGTCTTTGCGCAAAAAAATGTTGATGGGAATTGATCTATTGCTTTCCCACCACCAAACACTGGCCAACTCCAAAAACAGCATTTTGGATTCTTGGTCCAGGATAGAACCAAAATCGTAGATGGTGGTAACAATATCGTCCCTGTTCTGCACCACACCCACATACTCATTGTTGGCATAAACGCACAATGTTATGAAGGGGTATTTTTCTGTTAGTTTCTCAAATATGTTATTGCCCATCGGGGTTATTTATGGATTGCAGATTTTGGACAAACTAAATATAGCATGTATTCAACCACAGTATATCTATATCAACAACTTGTACGAGTCCTTTTAGTAGACACCAGTGGAGGATATTTTACAAAGAGGTACGATCCAGTGTACGCAAAACAATTAACCATCAACAAGGGAGTGGATAATGTTCTGCTCTTTGAATTTATCAATCAAGACCAAAAGCCTGTGAATATTGCAGGCTCAAGTTTTGTGTTCCGTGTGGTCAATCAAACAGGGGACGAACTGTTGATTACCAAACCCATGGAAATCTTGAGTTCTGCATTGGGCAGAGTCAAAGTGGTGCTGGACACTCAAGATACCATCAACATACAGGCTCAACCTGCCAGTTACAGCATACAACGCACAGCCGGCAACTATGTGCAGGCAGTTTACACAGATGCCAACAGCCAGGCTCGTGCTGACTGCAACATTGTGGATTCTGTGCTGCCGCAACACATACCTGCTGCCGAAGTCACGGTGCCTGACATGTATGGCAAAAACAACTACTTTGGTCCTGGACCAACACAGTGGCCTGACTGGGCACTCACCCCACAGCCACAGAACGCCATTGAAATGACTGAATTTTATTCCAGTTTCATGCCCACCAATGGTGCCAGTTTGACCACCATCAAGTACGATCTAGTGGGCTACACAGGCACAGTCAAAGTACAGGCCGCTCAAAATTACGAATCGGTTTGGTACAACGTAACAGAATCACGACAGTACCTCTCAGAAACTGTGAGCGACTATTTCAATGTTGTGGGATTTCATCCTTTGTTGCGCTTGGCATTCAACAACTCAATTGGTTACGGAGCCCAGGGCAATGTCACAGTGTCTGATGGTGTGGTCACTTCGGTCAGTGTGACCAATCCCGGAGTACAATATGTGGCACCACCCTTGATTGAAATTCTCGGCAACGGATCGGGTGCCACTGCCACCTGCGTGATTGATCCCAATGGTGGCGTGGCTTCGGTCACTGTGACCAATGGTGGATCTGGATATTTGCCAATTCAATTTCAAAGCAATGTGTCTGCCACAGCATTGTTCACCAACGGCCGAGTTCAAAACGTTCAATATCGTTGATCTAGTGTAGCAAACCTGTTATACTAATTAGATGCTAGACATCCTTGCTTACCTACCTGCGAAACGCAAGCCCAGTCCACAAGGCTGGTTGAGTTTCAATGCGGTATGCTGTAGCCACAATGGGCAAAGTGCGGATCGGCGAGGTCGCGGTGGTATCAAAGTCACTGAACAGGGCTGGAGTTATCACTGTTTTAACTGCTCTTACACAGCCAGTTTTGTTCTGGGACGCACAGTGGGTTTCAAAGCCCGACGACTGTTGACATGGATGGGGGTTCCTGACAACGAGATTGAAATGTTGAATCTTGAAAGTCTGCGGCATCGTAGCATACATGGCATACTGGAAGATCGCCAACGAGTATTCAACACACTCAGTGCCATTGAATTTGAAGAACTTGATGACTTTCCACCCTTCTCTGAAGTAGTCACACCAGAACATCCTTACTATTGGAACTACATTAGACAACGTGGAGTGCCCGAAGACTTTCCTATAATGACCTCTATCAAGAACGATGGTATTCATTGGGTAAGGCCTTTTGTGTTGGTGCCGTTTACATATGACAATCGAGTGGTGGGGTGGTGTGCTAGATTTTTAGATGACAAACAACCCAAGTACATCAATCACTCACAGCCTGGATATGTGTTTGGCACTGACCTACAACATGCAGACTGGCAACATGTATTGGTCATGGAAGGCATCTTTGATGCACTGAGTATAGGCGGACTTGCGGTCATGCACAACACTGTGAGTGATAGTCAAGCAAGATTGATTCGCAGTCTCGGACGTGAAGTCACTGTGGTTCCAGATCAAGACATGCCGGGCATGGAATTGGTTGATCGTGCTGTGGAACTGGGTTGGGCTGTGAGCATGCCCGAGTGGCCCGAGGGTTGCAAAGATGTTAATGACGCTGTGATAAAACTGGGACGATTAGGAGCCTTGCTAACTATAATGCAATCAAGAGAAACCAGCCGAATCAAAATAGAAATAAGGAAGAAGCAACTTGTTAAAAGACTACGGACTTGATGTTCAAAGACTATTTTTAGAAATGATGTTGGAAGATGCACAGAGTTATGTGCGTGTTCAAAACATCTACAACCCACAAAACTTTGACCGAAGTTTGAGACCAGCGGCTGAGTTTATCAAAGAACACACAGACAAACACAAAACCATGCCTGACCGCACACAGATTGCGGCCACCACAGGCATCAAGTTGCAACCAGTGCCAGATTTAAACGAAGGTCACTTTGACTGGTTCATGGGTGAGTTTGAAGCGTTTACCAAGCGTCAAGAACTTGAGCGTGCAATTTTAAAATCAGCAGACTTGCTGGAGAAAGGTGAATTTGAACCTGTTGAAAAACTTATCAAGGATGCAGTACAGATATCGCTCACTAAAGACATGGGCACGGATTACTTTGCTGATCCTAAGGCTCGCATTGAAAAATACTTCAACTCGGGCGGGCAAGTAAGCACAGGATGGCCGCAATTGGATCGACTGCTGTACGGCGGATTCAGTCGCGGCGAATTAAACATTTTTGCTGGTGGATCGGGTTCAGGCAAAAGTCTTGTGATGATGAATATTGCGCTGAACTGGTTACAACAAGGACTAAGCGGTGTTTACATCACACTGGAACTTTCAGAAGAACTGACCAGTCTGCGCACTGATGCTATGTTGACAAACATGAGCACCAAGGACATCCGTCGTGACATGGACACAACTGAACTCAAGGTCAAACTGGTGGCCAAAAAGTCTGGCAACTATCAAGTCAAAGGGTTACCAGCACAAAGCAACATCAATGACATTCGTGCTTATTTGAAAGAGTATCAAATTCAAACAGGCAAGCGAGTGGACTTTGTGATGATTGATTACTTGGACTTGCTGATGCCGGTTAGTGCCAAAGTTAGCCCCAATGACTTGTTTGTCAAAGACAAATATGTATCAGAAGAATTGCGTAACTTGGCCAAAGAACTAGGCGTGTTAATGGTCACGGCGTCGCAGTTGAATCGATCCGCGGTGGAAGAAGTTGAATTTGACCATTCACACATTTCAGGCGGTATTTCAAAGATCAACACAGCAGACAATGTGTTTGGTATTTTTACTAGCAGAGCCATGAAAGAGCGTGGCAAGTATCAGATACAATGTATGAAGAGTCGTAGTTCAACCGGTGTTGGGCAAAAGATTGATTTAGAATACAACATTGAAACCATGCGCATCACAGACGAAGGTGGCGATGAAGGAACCGGATACAACAAACCACAGAGTAACATCATGGATTCAATCAAGGCTCGTAGTCAAATCAAATCTGCAGAATCCAGCAGTGACAATAACCCGCCTTGGGAAAGAGCGCAACCCAGAGAAGGCTTTGATTTAGAAACACCTAAAATCACAGCAGACGTGCAAAGCGCAAAATTAAAGCAATTATTGGGGCAAATTAAGTCAACATAATGGCCAATAAATTTTGTAGATTTTTAAGCAACGGTCTATCGTTACATTCCTACCACTCAACCATTGCAGCCAAACCCTGTTGTTGGTTTAAATCATCTCGGCAGTTTACAAACTCACACAGTCTTGAGCACCTGGCGTTGGTCACTGATTGGATTCCCGATTGTCATGTATGCAAGCAACAAGAAGACAGTAGCATGCACAGTTTTCGCATGGCAAGTTTTGATATTGTGCCCGACACAGATCACACTATGCCAGTTGCATTAGACATTAATTTAGACTTTGAATGCAATGCGGCCTGTATCACATGTGGACCACAATTCAGTAGTTTGTGGACAAAAGAATTGAAAAAGTTTAATATTGCGCATGCACCTGCGAAATCAGTCAAACTGCAAGAAATATTAAAAGTTTTAGACCTCCTTGATCTTTCTCAGATTGGCCGTATCAAATTTTTTGGGGGTGAGCCACTGGCAAATGATGTTCATCTGGAAATATTAAAAAAATTTCCATGTCCAGAAAACATAGATGTATGGTATACAACCAATGCCAGCATCCGAGTCAAGCAACAAGTTTTTGATACATGGGCAAAATTCAAACTTGTGTATTTCGAAGCATCCATTGATGGTGTGCATGAACAATTTGATTATATACGATGGCCTTTGAAGTGGGATCGAGTACAAGACAATTTGTTTCACATCAGAGAACATGCTCCACCCAACGTGCTTTTTAGAATAAATCACACAGTCAATCCGCTGAATGTGTTGTATTACAACAGACTGTTAGACTGGGTTGAAACAAAATTTGCAACCAATAGATTTACGGATCCGACTGAAATCAATGTTCATCCTTGCTGGGGGACCTGGGCCTTGACAAAAACTCCAGTTGAGTTGAGAGAAAAAGTATACCAAATGTACCCAGAGTCTTACATCAGTAGGTTGTTGAAGAATACCGATATTGACACTGACTATACTGCAATATCACGTTTTGTCAAACAGTGGGACCCAAGAAGAAACAACAGTTGGAAATTGGCATTTCCTGAAGTGTCTGAATACTTTAAAATAGAGCAGTAAATTTAGGCACAAAATCGCGGCAGTTGATTTTTTTTAATTGGTCTTGTCTTGTCAACTCAGCAATGGCTTTTGCGAACAACATGTCATCCAAGGGCACATGCTCTCTAAAAAACTTTGCTATCGCAGGATCACTCTTGGCAGATTTGGGCAAGGAATTAACATTGTAATATGTAGGCCATGTCACTAGATTGTGATGAAATTGTAAATTTTGACTGGCAAACCAATCTACAGTTTCTTGATAATACAGGATATTTACATTGCTTATGGTGTAACTTGCACTGAGGTGTTTGGCGATTGTTTTGAATTTTGCCATGTTTTCCAACATCACCGACCATTTCAGTGGGAATCGCATGTATTCAAAAACTGGACCAATGCCGTCTATGCTCAAACAAATACTGAGATTTCGAAATTGTTGTAGTGTTTGAAATTGCCTGTCTGTTATGTCGCAGGATCCATTGGTCACAATAGACACCAAACAATCAGTGTTGTTGGTCTCAATGAGTCGATTTAAAATGTTGAAGTTTTGTTTTTCTAAAAGTGGCTCTCCGCCTACCAAAGATAATTGAGTGATATCTTGCCAACTGATATTGTTGATTAAGTCGGGCTCAATGGTTTTGTAATTGATGGGCTTGCCTTCAAGGGCCGCCCATGCTGAACTGGCTTGACTGCCACAAGTTACACATGTACCGTTGCAAATATTACTTGTCCACAGTTTAACAATTTTTGTAGAATATTGGTGATTTCGAACATCTTGTTCAATTTTGTCTAGATCTCGATCTAGGTAAAAGTCAAATGTACTGTTCTGAAGTTGTCTTTCACTTTGTATTCCTTGATCTTCCAGTTTCCAACAAGCACTGCACGCCTCCGATCGTTGCTGAGCCAACATTGACTCACGAACAGCGTTGATATTGGCTCCTGTTTGTAGTTTGCAACAATAGATATTCTTACCTCTACGGTCTAGTTCAAAACCGTAGAATGGTAGCACACAAAAATAATCATTCATGAATGGAGATTATGCGGCCACACTAGTGATAACAACAAAGTTGAGCACAATTGCTTCGCCCAAACTACCTGAACTCAAATTGCTGAGGCTGATTCTGCAACTGCCAGTACCTACCGCATCTACTTGAACATTGTACGCACCGGCTGTGGCACCCGAAGCAATGCAAACATATACCACATCAGTTGAGGCAATATAACTGTTGGTAAGAGTGAAACTGACTTCAGCGCCAGCGGCCAAACTAGCACTGTTCATGGTAATCTGCCCACAGCGTTTGTCGAGAGTCACACCTGTGCTTTTGTTGGTACCTTGAGTCACTGTGCCGCCAGTGCCCGAACTGTATCCAATGGCCGAACCTGCGCTGCCCAGCAGTGGGCGATTTAGATCGTATATAGCAATGGTTGTGCCCGAGTCTACGCTACTGAATCCAAATCTATAAGTTCCTGTGGCGCCAAATGTGATAACGTTGCTGGCGTAGCCTTGGATGCCAGTGGTTCCCACACTGACTGCCGCAGGCAGGGTCACAGTGTATGCAGTATTGGTCACAACAAAATCAATGTACATCACACCTTCTGAACCTGAACTGGGCCAGTTGCTGAAACTCAAACTCACATTGCCAGTTGGGGCAATCAACTGATACTGAGCGGCTGAGTAATCAATGGCAATGGCGCCTGCGGTGGCAGTTTGTTGTACATAGGTATAACTGGTGTCATTTAATTTAACGGCGTATATTAAGTTATCCGCCATGTTGTTGTCCAACGTTGTGCCAGTCAGGGCGGCTTTGAAAATGCCTTTGTTTTCCAAGTCAGTGATTTCAGTAGCGGCTGTTTGAAAATTGGTTTTTATGTTGGTAAAATTGTCTCTAAAACCCTGTGTGTTGTTGGGTTGGCCAGCAACGGGATAGGTGCCGTCTATGTTGTTGGGGTTGATTTGACTTGTCATGGGTGTTCCTGTATAATAGATATTTATTAGAATCCCTCTAGCACTAAATAATCCAAAGGCCCAGATCGAATGCAGAAAAAGACCCGAAGTTTGCTGGAAGAATTAGATTCAATGTATGTGGAGCGTGATCGCCGCCTTATCATTGAAACTCGTGCTGACAGCGTGATTGCCAGTGCCATACGGCTGATTGAACAAATTGAATCTGAATTTGGTGCAGAGCAAGCAGACAATCTCACTAGAAAATTGCTCAATGCCATACGCACCAAAGATGCAGGCAAATTTTCGCGATCTGTTAGGAGAACCCATGCAGATTCATGAAATCACACACAAACCCCTGAAAGAATATGTAGCCACTGCCACACCTGCTGCCTCTACAACTTCCAGTGGGGCGGCAGCCGCACCTGCCACTGCCACACCTGCTAGAACCAGTGGATCCATTGGCAGCAGTCTGGCAAAAGTAGCAGGCGGTGCTAAAACTGCGGCTGGCGGCGCCGCTGCCGTGGCAGGAGGTATAGGATCAGCCCTGGGAAAATCTTTGCTGAGCAAGGCATTTGGTGGTGTAGATGTATTGGGCAACAAAACTGGTTCACCCATGAACCGTGCTCAAGCACTCAAACTGGGTCAAGACATGGCAAAAACTCTCATGCCTGTGTTGCAACAGAACTGGTCGGCCAAAGTACAGGCCGCACTGTCACAAAGCCGAGATCCTGCCACAGGAGCCGCACCCACCAGTCCAGCCAAATTGACCGCAGGCGAACAAAGCAGATTGAAAGCCGAACTCACTGACATGATCAATCAAGCCATTCAGCCACGATACAATTTTGATTTCAAAACCCTGGCCAACAATGTGGGCGACACTGCCACACCCGAGGGTCAAACTGTCAAAGCCACAGCCATGCAGGCCATTCAAGACATCAATCAAGCCATTGATGACATTTACAAAGCCACCATCAGTGGAGGTAACCCTGCACAAGCCTGGCAAAGTCTAGTGGTCGACGGCATAGCACCTGCTCAAGGCGTGTTGGCATTTGACACAAGCACAGGTTTAGGATCGAGTGTAGGTGCAAATCGTGCTGTTTTAAACGCACAAGATCTTGCGTTGGCCAGCGAACTGGGTTTGAATGCCAATGATGTAGGTGAATTACAAATGGCCGCTAGAAACCCTGCGCAAAAAGCCCAACTGTTAAAGATGCTGGGTTTACAGAAATAGGACATAAGATGTTTTTAAAAGAAGGCGGCAATGTTTTTAAGAACGCTGATGGCTCTCCAGCCACACAGCGTATCCAATTGGCGGACATCGCAAGCACAGTATCTTGGTTGGAACGACTCACAGGCTTGGATCTGACAAAACAAAAAGATGCCAATGGCATTCCCATCAAGTGGTTGGGATCAACTGGCAAAAAGCCCGACTCTGGCGACCTGGACTTGGCCGTAGATTCCAATGAAATCACCAAGGCCGAACTGAAGAGTAAGTTAGATGCCTGGGCCACAAAGAACAAGCAAGATCCCAAGGCTTGGTGCCGTCTCACAGGCGAAGCAGTGCATTTTCGAACACCCATACAAGGTGATCCGCGTCGCGGCTTTGTACAAACAGACTTTATGTTCATGCCCAACATGGACTGGGGTACATTCTGGCTAGGAGGTGGCGCAGGGTCAGCCTACAAGGGCGTGTTCCGCAATGTCTTGATGTCAAGCATTGCCAAAGCCCTGGGACTCAAGGCCAGTGCCAAAGGCATCATCAGCAGAGTCAATGACCAGTTGGTTACCATGGATCCAGATCAAGCCGCAGGCATACTGTTGGCACCACAGTACAAACGCAATCAGTTGCAGACTGTGGAAAGCATTTACAAGGCCTTGGCCATGGACCCCGACCGCGATGCCAAATTGGCCGATTTCCGTGACTATCTCGCACGTGAAGGCGTACAAGAACCTGACGTGACCGTGGCCGAAAGTGAAGTCAACTGGTTGGCTCGCCTGCGTGACCGCATTGTGAACCAAGGTTACGTTGCCTTGGTCGAAGCCGAGCAAGCCGGTGTTGGTGGCCGTGCCAAAGGCATTGAACATCTTGAAGATCTAGTGTTCCGTCGTGGCACCCAAGGTATTCGTGACGCACTGGAAATTGTCAAACACGCCACCGAACAACCCTCCACAGTGACAGCCAAGTGGGACGGCAAACCTGCTGTGATATTTGGCCGCAAGCCTGCCACTGGAGAGTTTGTGCTCACAGATGGTTCAGGCTTTGAAGCCAAGGGCTATGACGGACTTGCCACCAGTCCTGACATGATGGCAAAAATCCAAAGTCAGCGTTCGGGAGACAGAACAGAATTAATTCAACTGTATGCCACACTGTTTCCTGTGTTGGAAGCCGCACTGCCACCCAACTTTCGTGGCTACGTCAAGGGCGATTTGTTGTACATGCAGACTCCCCCAGTGATTGCGGGCAACTATGTGTTTCGCCCCAACACAGTGGAATACAAAATTCCTGCCAAGTCGGCTTTGGGCCAGCGCATTGGCAACAGCAACATTGGCATTGCCATACACTCAATGTATGCTGACCAAGGCGATGCTCGTCAACCTCTGAGCGGTGTGCGTTTCAATGATGTACCAGGCTTGATGTTGGAAAAGCCAGCCAGCCCACGTCAATTGCAAACAGAAACAAACGCCGAAAAACAACTTCGACAATTGATCAAAGCCAGCGGTCGAGACATTGACACCCTGTTCAATCCTGCTGAACTCAGAGCACACAAAATTACGGACCTAGCAAAACTGTGCGTGGACTTTATCAACACCAAGGTTGGCAGCCCCCTCAACGGCGCCACACTGTTGCCCGAGTTTGGCGAGTGGTTGCAGACCCGAGTAACCCCGCAAAAGTTCCGCAATATTGTGGAGTACCTAAACAGCCCTACATCTAATACTCCTGCTCTGGCAGCGGCATTCAACGCATTTAACCTGCTACATGATATCAAAATGCACCTGTTACGCCAAGCAGATACTGAGCATCCAGGACAAGAAGGCTGGGTCATGGCCACCCCTGTGGGCTATGCCAAAGCAGTGAATCGCTTTGACCCCAACGCATTTGCGGCTCAAAATCGTCAGAGAAACAATCCGCAACCAGCGTGATTTTTCCAAACTGACTAAATAAGTGCAGGTCCACCGAGACCACTAACTTAAAGGAAAAAGAAAATGGCAACATTTACAAAAACAAATGGTACTACCCAACCAGTATTTGCACTGGACGTAGCAAACGGTTCCATCGCAGGAACAGCCAACGTTGCGGCCCAAGGCCCAGTGATGTTGAGCGGTCCAAAACTGGACTTCTTCTCACTCACAGCCAATGCCGCATTGACCAATGCTGGTAACGTCAACGGTTACTTGAACAATGTGTTCCAGGCTATCCAGTCTGGTGCAGGCATCACCAACGGTGGCGCAGGCGGAACCATTGCTTTCTATCAAGCAGGCCCCACAGCAGGTCAAATCAACATTGCTATCTACCCAAGCGGTGCTTACACTACAGCAACATTGGTTGCGGCTGCTCAAACAGCCAACGCAACTGGTGGTTTGAACATTGGTATCCCAACTGCCAACGTTTCCAACGTGGCCACATTCACTGGCTTGCAGACCTAATAACTAATATAGGTTAACCCACCCTGGACGTAAAAACTCCAGGGTTTCTTTTTGGCATTAAATACCCGTATAATGAAAATCATATGCCGTACTCTTTTTGATTGCAGTTTCACTGGCGTGACAGGACATTTCCGATCAAGCGAAATTCCTTTTGTGGATCGTGCTGGCCAATCTGTACAAAATCAAACAGACTGGCACCACTCTCGCAATCAACAACGCAACTGGGAAACCCTGTTGCAAATCATAAGTTTACGAACACAACCGGCCGATCTCACAGTGCCTGTGCATAAAGACGGCGTATGGGAATTTGAGTTCCGAAGTGAAAGTCCAGGAGTGTTTGAAGTACACGGAGACTCTGACCCTTTGGCTGGACTTCGAGTAGATTGTGAGGGAGTACCAATGATGCTGAATCTCAAAGAACAACCCAGTCTGGCTCCCACTATTACCACAGACGGTCAAGACCAAAACATTTGGTTTACTGCGGTAAATAACACATTGGAGTAATCATGACCGAAGCCACTGACATTGAAAAGAAAAGTCTAGAAGCCCACGTTGAACTATGTGCTCAACGCTACACCGCTCTAGAACAACGCATAGAAGATGTCAAACAAGACACCGTGGAGTTAAAGGCATCTATCAAGGGCATACACGATGCTGTGATTCAAATGGGCAATAATCGCAACGCTCAATTGATTGGCTGGGGCATAGGAATAATTGGATTTTTGACTGCATGTTTGGGCTACGTGGTCAGTCATTACGTGCTAAAATGACAAGAGATCAAAAACTAGAACAATGGGCTCAGCGTGAGATAAAACGCAATATCAATTCTATTATCTTGGATGATGGCACAGGCGGTATTGTGGTTTTTGGAAGATACTGTATAGAGCCACAAGGCACAGGATTCACTGTCAATACCTGGGACAAGCAAATCCACTGTTTTAGCAGTAAAAAAACAGCCATGTCATGGTGTACTGCGGATCATCAAAACCACTACAGATTGGCCAATTCGTTGCTGGTACTGGATCGTAAAAAACAAGCCTTGGCAGCAGATATCTACTGTCGCAAAACCATTGCTGACCGTGGACGGCATGAGGATTTTTATGAAATCATCAACATGAAAATTCAACCCAAAATAGACCTGTATCAAGCTGTAAATCAAGAATTAGAAAAATGTGTAAATCAGGCTAAATATCTACAGATTAGAGGATTCAACAATGAAACTGCAAGAACTATCGGCTCCCAAGCCAAGTAAACAAATCGCCAAAGTATTCGAAAGTTACTTTGGTAATGCCATCAGTTTTGACCAATTAACACCTGGCCAAGCCAAAAACATGCTGATGAAAGTACAAGGAGTATTGGCCGAACATCGCAGTACTACTGCTCGTCATCACAGTGAAACAAATCCCAAATATTTGCAACTGGTCATGATGGAACAGGCATTGAGTGCTAGATTAAAAGAAACTGAGATACCACCTACTAATACCACAGGCGGCGTTAGTAGCACTGCTGGTACCGCTCCTAAAGATCCCAAATTGGCTGCCGCACTGAAGAAAAGTGCTGCCGGACAACAATTGAATCCTGAAGAACAAAAACTTGTGGCAGCAGCCGCAATGATGCAGGCCGAGAGCAGACTGCGTCGTGTGATGCGTAGACTCAACGAAAGCGAAGTACAACAAGCCCAAGTGGTCTTGGCTGCACAAGACATGGTTGACAAAATGCAAAGCATGTTGGAAGACGTTTCAGAACTGCAATTCAAAGAATTGCCTGCCCTGGTAGATTCAATCAAGAATCAAGTGGGCATTGATCAAGCCACACAATTCAATCAAGATGCCACAGCCGCACTCACGGGTCTGTTGCAAAACATCCAAGGTGCCAAACAACAACTTGATGCCGCACTGGGTGTGGTAACTGGCCAGGCTCCATCGGGTGCCGCTGCCGCTGGTGCCATGGGTGCTGACATTGCCGCTGGTGCAGATGCTATGGGTGCCGCTGGTGCTGACATGGCTGCCGCTGGCGAAATGGGTGCCGAAATGGGTGCTGGTGCTGAA